TATCCGGGTCGGGGCCAAACTCCAACATTTCCTCAATCTTGATGAGCGTGCGGTCCATATTATCATCGACATACTCTCTAGCATTATCGAGAATGCTATCCATCTTGTGGACGGCTTGGTCGAAGTCAGACGCTTTCTCAACCTTGATCGGAGAGAGTATCTCAAGGAAGAGATCACCCATTTTCCCGATACTATCTGGGTTGTTGATGTTGCCAAGTTTATTCTTAAGTTCGCTGTACGCGGTAACAAATGTGTCAACGTCCAGTTTTGCCGGGATGCGCGGCATCTTTGGCACGGCCACTGCGCCGACGACGGAGCTTGAGCCTTTCAGGAAGCCGCGCCGCGACATAGGTGCAACACCGGCAGGACGTATACCAAGTTTGCTATCCACTGCACGGCGCACGGCCATATTGTTTTCGTACACATAGTCCATCAGCGCATCGAACTTGGACGCTGGCAGCAGTGCACGCATACCGAAGTGACCAATGGACTCGTGCGCCAGCAGAAGGCGCATATACTTCTCGGTCGGGATGCGGTCGGTGAAGACGATCACCTTGCCGTCGAACGCGAAGCCGGAAGCGCGGGCGGTGTCGAAGTCACCCTGCGGGCGCGAGCCTACTGCCTGCTGATACAGGGTAGGATTACGGCGCTGGAGATCGGCTTGGTTCTTGTAGACGTGGAACGTCGGAGCCTTGGCAAGACCACGCTTGAAGTTGTCCACGATGGTCTTGACGCGCAGCGGGTTCACACCCTTGGCAGGACGCCCATTCTCATCGATGGGGTTCTCCACGGCGTCGAACTGCGAGAGCATATACCGCCCATTGTTAATATCATCGAGCGCCTGATCTACACCAGCCCAGTCCTGAGATATGCGACCCTTGTACTCTTCAAGGTATGCACGAGCGGTCCACTGGGCTTGCTCAGATACACCCGGTCCCACTGCCCAACTCATAAGGCTAAGGAAGTTTTTCCTATACTCTTCCCTCTTGGCAGGGGTGTCATTACCCTTGCCAGCCAGTGCCTTCATCTCCTCTGACTGCTGCCTGATTGTGGCAATGGCGGAATAAACTTCGTCCAGTTCGCTTTCTGGGACCATATTAGGTTGGACAGCCTTGGACCCCCTTATAGCGTCCGCAGCAAGTTTGGCCTTGTCGTCTGGAGACAGGTCCTTATATCCGAGGTCAGCGAGACGTGCGTTTAGAAGGATTGTTTCCAGTTCGGAAAGTTCGGTGGCGATATGGTCTTGCGCCAATGCACGAGCTTCAGGCGAAAGTTTCTCATCAGCACCAAGTCGCGCAACCGCAGCAAGCAGAGTTACCCGCTCATCTGCGTTGGCATTGTTTGCATCAACGATAGCTTTGTTAACGCGCCCAACATCCTTCACGCGCTTAGCTTCAGCGGCCTCGCGGGCCTTCTCTTCAGCCTTGATCTCAGCCGCTGTTTTTGCGGAGGGGGCGGCTCCCTCCGGGGCTTTTGGGCTTAGCGCCTCTTCAAGTTTGGCCCGTGCCCTTGCTACGTCCATACTTCCTGCGTTGAGGAACGGATTATCACGCTTCGAGAACACAGGCTCGATCTTGGCGAGTTGTGCCTTCGACAGCGAACCAAGCCAGTCGGCGTACTCCACCACGTCGGCCAGATTTTTATTCTCGCGCATCCCGCCGAAAGACCTTGGATCAGCGTAGGTCTTTACGAACTGCTGGAGATCGGTCAGTTTTTCCGCCGCACCCCTCTTGAGCTTCTGATCGTTTGCAGCCTTCGCTGCGGCAACAGCGGCTTCCATGCGGTCGAGGGCCTCGACCACATTCTGTTCGGCTTCCTTCTTGGTCGTACCAAGAACATCGGAAGCATAGCCGACCTGCGACGGCGCGAATGCACGGGCACCCGGATGATCAATGCGCCAGTCCTTGCTCTCAGCATCCCTGTAGATGATCGCCTCACGACCATCCGACAGGGTAACGATGTAATCAGGGGGCGCACCCGAAGTGCCTTTCAAGCGCCTTTCGGTGGAGACGACCGTTACAACGGGCTGAATAGCTTCTTCAGCTTGTGCCTGCTCACTCCCGGCGGCAGGCCCTTGTGCTTCGGATGCGGGTTCTTCACTGGTGGTCGGCTTGCGATTGCGGCCACGATTGCGCGTGCCTGCCGTTCCGCCTGCGGCAGGTCCGGCGGGCGGCTGTTCCCCAGTCGTCCTGTCTGCTGGTATTTCTGCAAGAGTGCGGAGACCTGCTCCTCCTGTTCCGGCGTTAAAGGCATCGGAAGTTTCCTGAGTGATAGTGAACTCTTCACCGTTTTTGCCAATACCGCTGCGCTCAGCGACCTTAAGCTTGTTGACCATGGTATCAGCAAAACGCTGTACCTGATCTTTTTGCTCACGGCTAAGCTTCTCAAGTTTTAGCAGCTTGGTTACCTTACCCATCTTGGGGAAGATGTACTTGGCGATATCGACCTCGTTGAATATCGTTTTGCCAGCGAGCAGGAGTTCGTTGACAAACGTACGGATACGCTTCGATGCCTCGGCAATGTTAGGCGTAAGCTCTGGCACAGTACCAGTTGAAAGCGTCTCAACCAAAGCCGCAGTCCCGGTAGGTACGTTGACCGTAGTTTTACCGCCTTTTTTGCTGCCCTTTTTGCCGCGCTTGAGGCGCTGTTGCATCGCAGCAGTGGTTTCACCAGCCATACTGAACGCAGGTCCAGTGCCCGCCGTCTGTGGGAGGGGCGCAGTTGGCGGTACAGCGACCTGACCGGACGTACCGCCGCGCAAGAGCCTGTTCATAGCCACGGTGGGGCTACCCGGCATGGGTGCTGCCGGTCCCTGCATCTCAGCAGTCTGAGCCAATGCGGAGCCGGAACCGCGCCGAAACATCATGGAACCGGGCGGCTGCGCACCCGGAAGTCCATCAGCGGCGATTTGCTGAAGTGCAGACCCACCGGGCATACGTGTCAACGGAGCCGGTGCGGGGGCCAGTACGGGCGCGGCCTGCTGAGCCTGCTGCAACTGCTGCATGGCAATAGCCTGAAGCTGCTGAAGCGCGGGATCACCCGTCATCTGCGTGGCTGGTACGTACCCAAACAGACGCTGCCAATCAGTTTCTGCGGAAGCACCCAGAGGGACGCCGGGGAACATCTCACCTTGTGGCTGGGCCGCAGTCGGAGCCGCAAAAGGCTCCGCAGGCGGCGGGAACGTCTGCATCCGCGTGGCTGGTACGTACCCAAACAGACGCTGCCAATCAGCTTCTGCGGAAGCCTGTTCTGCTTGCTGCTTCGCAACAGCCGCTTCCTCTTCCATGATGCGCGTGTAAGGCTGCGGAGGTCCAAAGACCTTGTTGTACTCAGCCTCACCAAGCTGGCGCTTCACATCCTCGCGGTACTGGGCGTAGTTGGGATCGCTCTGCGACACAGGCAGAAGGAGATTGGTCTCCTGCTTGTTACTAGCAAGATTACCAGCGAAAGCACCACCGGCACCGCCCAGCGTACCGCCCATGAGAGCACCGGCAGCAAAGGCGTTGATGATACGGTTGGACGCTTCGGGAGAACCAAGATCAAGGATTGGGTTGGCTGCGATCTGGAGGACTTCCTGAAAGCCTTCCGTGGCACCTTCGATAACAGCGCCTGCGCCTGCGTAGCCTGCGATGCGACCCGTGCGCCCGCTGGCTGCACCCTTCAGCAGGTCCATTGCGGACTTCTGCTTCTTGGCAGCACTGACGACATCACCACCCAATTCGCTGAACAAACGGCCCGCAAGGATGAACTCAGGAAGCGTATCGGCCAGACCGCCAATGATACCAACGCCGAGAGCGGTGGCGCGATTACCCTCACCACCGTCAGCCATGGTTTCGCCGTAGGCTGCGCCCGTCTGCTGAAAGATGTTAGACGCAGTGGACAGACCGACAGCACCACCAATCTGACGCATCCGGCGTTCGATAGCCGGGGCCTGCTTCATAACATTCTGGGCACCTGCCGTCAGTGCCTTGTCCATGAAGCCTGCGAACCCGCCGGGGGCAAGCCTAGTACTGGATGCCAGTGCAGCGTTGGTTACAGCAGCGCCAGAGAGCAAAAGCTTCTTCTCGGCGGCGTCCAGAGCTTCACCCTTGATCTGCTTCTTGGCAGCGTTGTAGAGCATCTGCTTGGTTGTGTTCTTGGCGAAGAACCCACCGATGGCACCAAGGACGGCACCAGCCGGGGCAGCAGGACCCGTAGCCGCGCCACCGGCAACAGCACCAATACTGGCACTGACCGCGCTTTCCACGATGTTGGGACCAAGGCGACCGATGGTTGCTGCCATCCAGTCCAGCACGCCGTTCTCAGGCGAGGAGCCAATGTCCGTGAAGTTGCGGTTGTAGATTTGATTGGGAGCTAGATCACGCTCCTGCTGCGCAACAATGCCGCGACCGAGTTCTTCTGCGCCCAGCCACTGAAGGCCGTACCCGACCATCTGCTGCATCTCGTCGATGCCCATGCCGAAGTTGCGGGCCATGAGCTTGAGTGTGTCGGGGCTGCGGATACTCTGAACATACTGGGCAAAACTGGCATCGTCTACGACCTGCCAATTGCCTTCAGGGAGATACGCTTCCTGACCGGCGTACTTGGAGAAGATAGCGACATCAGTATCGTTGTTCTCATCAACGACGTAGCCGCCGATGAAGTACTTGCCCTGCGTGGGGTCATAGGCAACACGGGCCGTGCGCTGTGTAGGCTCTACTTCAGGCTGCAACATCTGCTGGGTCTGGGTTACCAGACCAGCCCGAATACTCCGCGTATACTGGTCGATATCCCGCGAAGCCCTAGCTGCGACTTCCTGCGGATCGCTACCGCCCATCGTGTCAAACGGAGAAGGGGTAGTTCCGTAGAACCTATCAACCATTAGGGAGTCCTCACACCAGAGTATGGCGTCACCTTAACCTCTGGAGCAGGTCTTGTCACTACTCCTCGCGAGGTCGTCGTTTCTGCACCCATACGGTACTCCACGACGTTATTGCGCTTATCCGTGAAGACGAGAAGGGTGAGTTTGTTTGTGTTTGGATCAACTTCTTCCTTGACAAACTTCAACTCGTTATCCGCCAACAACTTCTGGATTTCCGCGCTCTGCTTTATCTCTTCGAGAGATACGGCCTCGGCGATCCGGCCTTTGATCTTCATCGCCTCCAGAAGCACTGCGTATTCGTGCTCAAGTTTTTTGGCTTCCAGTGCTGCCTGCTGGGTCGCCTCTGCTTCTCTGATCCGGGGCAAGTACATATCCCGCACTTGGGCTGTCGTCACCCCGCCCCCAGTGATAAGCTCGTTGTTCTCGTACACCTGAACAAGTTTTGAATTTTTGACCGGCTCAATCTCCACAAGCTGTCCAGTTCCGCGAGATACCATGTCAGCAAACGGAACGGTGTTACCGCGCAGCAATTCACGAGTGGCAACAGTAATATACTCATCAAGCCGCTTCAAGTTAAGTTCTTCGACCTTGAGTGCCGAAGCGATTTCCACCTCACGCAGCTTGTCGTTAATAGCGATCTGATTTGCTGCAATACCTTCGATCTCAGTCAGGATTGTCTGGGCTTCGTCGTACCTGTTATATTCCCTAGCAACGGCAAGACGACGCTCAAGCTCCTGCTGCTTCGCGGCTGCGGTAGTACGTGCCTGCGCTGCGGTCTGCACCGCATAGTTAAAGTCGCTCTCGACACGGGCCTGCTCCCGGTCGTACTTTTCCAGATTGAACGTAGAAAGGTCTTCCGGCTGAGCAGTGTCAGTCGTCATCGGCGTGTTGGCGATGACACGGGCTTCATTGAACAGCGTAATAAACTGCACATTGTAGTCGCTGTTGGTAAGCCCTTCGGTTTTGTTCCACTCCTGACCAGCGTCATGGGTATTAAGCGGAGTGCCACGCTCAAGAACATCCCACGCATTACCCTGATACGCTGCACCCCACAGATTTGGTGCAATACCGAGAATATCAGCCATCTTAAGCTGGAGCAGCGCCGCATCGACTTCAGTCTCAGCCGTCACACCATTCTCAAAGAGTTCGGTTGCAAGCTCGGTAAACTTGGGCGGGACGTTGTACTCGTCAATAAACTGAGGGTCGGTGTAGAACTTCTTGAGTACTTTAAGCTGTGCTGGCTGAACATGGAACTCGCCTGCCACACCAGTGACAGGGTTTTTACGCTTGTTCTGCCCGAAGTCACTCTCAATACCCCATACAGCTATGAGCGCCGCACGCGGTACTTCGTATAGGTCAGCACGTTCCATATACCGCTGCCCCTTCGCGGACTGCACAGCAGGACCAACGAGCGGAACGCGCGTAGCAATCTGCTTGGCAACCGTCTCGGCAGAGTACTCAGTGATAGCCTTCACACGCGCCGGATCGCCAGTCAGCGGTACGGACGCCGGACTATCCAAGGGTGGGTTGACAGCGGCCACACCTTCAGGCGTCTGCGGAAGAGCAACACCAAGCCTATCAGTCTTGCCGCCAGTGGTGGTTTGTCCCGCAAGTGCGTCAGCAGCAACGGCGTCAGCGACGGGGGTAGGACCGCCTGCTACTCCTGTAGCAGTTTCCTTGCCAATCTTGGACTTGTTCCTCTGGTAATATCCAACAGGGTCCCGCTGCGCTTCAGCAATGGCTGCGGGGTTGGATGTCATAAAATCACGTACCGCAGACGACTCATACCACTGGAGAGCTTCAGAGTTACGCGCCTTCATCTGCTGGCGCTTGTCGTAGTCTTTCTGTAAACCGAACCAGCTACCAATGTCACCGAACACATTGGTCATCAAAGACCCGCGCAGACGGTTATACTCGATGATGGCCCGCTGATTGGCACGAAACTCGCCAGCGACATTACCGATCACGGAAGCTTCGGGTTGCGATGTATAACCACCGCCGCCGGGTGGAGTAAGCGCTCTGGGCGATGTATCGACAACATACGGCGGCAGATCAGCCAGACGAGTGCGAGGAGCAGCACCTGTAGTGCTGGGAGCGCCCGTGTTATATCCCGGTGGATAGACATCGATGGAGTCGGGAACCGGGATAGCTCCTGCCTTACTACTGTCGCCAACACCGCGCGGCTTAGCAGGACCGTCAGGCATTGCGCCGGGGGTGTATGCAGGTGGAAGATTGTTGACATTATGCATAGCAATGTCAGCGCGGTTAAAATCACCAGTACGAATGTTATCGTCAATCGTCGTGACGAGATTACCAATAGTCAGAACCCGCTCACGACCAGACTGCATAGTCGTGCTAATCTCTTTTTCGATACCCGAAAGCCGATTACGGATAGACTGCTGCTGGTACGCAGGAGCAATAGAAAGCTGCTGCTCAAGAATATACTTCTGCTTACCAAGATCGGTAAGGATGGACTTAAGAGCGCCAATTTCAGAGTTATACTGGTTCGCAAGTATCTTGCGTTGTTCCAGCGCACGATCACGCTCGTAGTTAGTTTGCGCAGCCGCACCGGAGTCGGCACCGCCACCTGTCTTAGGCAACGACGAAGCAGGCATCGGAGGTGCAGAAGGCAAAGTCAGATCAGGAATAGCTACATCGGACTGCGGCTTCAGGCCAGCGGTAAACTGATCCATCGCTGCCTGATCACGGCGGTACAGACCTGCGCGTTCACGCGCGGACATATCATCGATCTGATTCTGGAACTGACGGAACCGCTGCGCTTCATCAGCAGCAGCCCTGCTGGCCCCGGTGTAAAGTCCTGCAACGTATGCCATCTATAACCTCAATCGATAGTGCCAGATGTATCGTACATGCTATTGCGCTTCCGCAGACGTTCGTTTTCCCTGCGTAGCTCATCAGCTTCCAAGCTCGTCAGTGTCGTATCCTTCGGGGCCAGAGCCAAGGCGTACGGAGACAAACCAGCAGCAATATCTGCTCCGAAACCGGCTTGATCTGCTCTTGCAAGGTTATAGCGGCTGGTGAGATAATCACCGGACGAGGACGTGTATTTAGGATTGATCGTATTAAGCCCCGCAAGTGCCTGCGTTTTGGCACCCTCGCCCTTGTAGTACGCATCGGTATAGGCACCAGAGGCTTCCTGCGCACCGGCAACGGCAAGGCGGCGCTTCTCAGCGTCATCTGCATATCCAGCGGACGCAGCACCACGGGGGGTGCTTACCCCGGCAATCTGACCAGCCACCTTCATCTGCACATTGGCTTCGGCAAGCTGCGCAGCAGCGACCGGATCGATCTGCTGGTAGCGAGCATAAAGCTGATCGTAGAGCATCTTTGCCCTATTGTACGCTTCGATATCAGAGTTCTGAAGGCGTTGCATCTCAGCCTGAAGCTCCGCAGCCGCAGCACCAACGTCAGCATCGGCGAGGCTGGAGACGAGCGTGCCGATGGCGGCAGGAGCCACCTTGAGGGAAGCTTCGAGTAGCCGGGAGCCGATACCCGTCGAAGCAGCGGTCGTACCTGCGGCACCGGCAGTACCTGCGGCACCGGTCGCGCCGGGAGCACCTGCGCCTGCGGCAGCAGCGCCTGCGGCAGCAGCGCCGGGGCCTGAAATGGCAGACGCCGCCATCCCTGCACCGTAGACAGCGTCAGCGGTATTGCCCAGCATCGTTCCTGTAGCCGAGTACCCAGCAAACCCACCGGCGAGACCACCGCCGAGACCGCCAAGGGCGGCACCCATAAGGACGTTCTGACCCGTGCCGTAGGCCGTCAGAGCACCTGCGGCGGCACCCATGCCAGCGCCTGCGATGGCCGCACCGATGGCACCTGCGCCCAGCGCCGTACTACCGAAGATCATACCCGCGACAGGCGCAGCTATGAATGGGACAGCGATAGACAGAGCAATACCTGCCACCATGGCGAGTGGCTTGGCGATCTTCTTGAACGCCCGCTTGATGCTCTTCCACAGGCCGAACTGCGAAAGAGCGACTTCAGGTGCCGTGAGCGCCGAGGAGTGGTTCAGCGACGACTTGATGTATGTGATCTGGGTCATGCCTGAGCCTTGTCCTTACCGATCAGCTTGTCAAAGAACTCTGTGCCCTTGCGCTCCACAACGTGCTTCGGGATAACGTATTCACCGCCGGATACCCGGATCGGGATGTCGTCGGCGCGACCTGTGTTGTCGCCCGTGGGGCTGCGGGTCATGGCGATATGACCGCCATCCTTCATCATGGCTGCGGGGGCCTGAGCGCCGGGAACCTGCGGAGAAGCCATGGCCTGACCACCGGGCTGCTGCATGGCCGTACCGGCCACAATCAAGGCAAAGATCAGCCCCTGATCATACTGCATGGGGAGGTCTTCTTCATCGGCCAGACCCTGCTGGATCGCCATCTGGCGCAGGCGGGGGTAGAGTTCCGGGTTCTGCGCAACGGCCACGGCCATCTGGACGAGCAGCTGTATCTGCTGGGGGGCTACGTCGCCATCCTGAACACCCTCCATAAGGGCATCGCGGATTGCCTGAACAGCCTGCGGGTTGGCCTGCGCAAACTTCTGAGCCTCTTGCTGAAGCTGCTGAAGCGTCATGCGTTGATTGGGCGCAGCCCCGCCGGGAGGCATCATACCGGGCTGTTGTGGGGCCAGACCGGGTTGGTTCATCGGCGGGGCTGCTGGCGGTGCGGGGGGCACCATTCCTCCGTCTGCGTAGGCAGGCGGCAACTGCGGAGCGCGGATGTTGAGGGTCGAACCGGCCAGTGGGGGCGCACTGCCGAGCGGCATGGCCGCTACCTGCGGGTTCACGTTGCCGAACGGGTTCTGCGGCATCAGTCGGCGGATGTCAAAAATGCCGGTCGGGTTAAGACCGCCGCGCCCGTTCATGTTGCCTGCCATAACGTATCTCCTCAGCTACGAAGCTGCGCGATCAGAATGTTTAACGTATCGCGCAAGGCTTGTACATCACTTATCAGGATTTGCAGTTCCGCAGCAAGAGTTGCTACGTCGGCTCCCGACGCCCCGGTTGCCTGCCCGTCAGGAACAAACGCAAGAGTCAACTGTCCGGGGATGATAGCCTTACTCGAAGACGAAACCTGCCCTGTAAGAACAGATATGTTCTGTGTAATAGCGGCCAGAAGCTGGAACTCAGCTTCTGACAAGCCACTCGTCGGGACCGGGGGAAGGGCTACAAAGCTCATACGTTCACCAAACCTTGGGGTGTGTCTGCAAGATGGATAGCACGGATACGTGCTGAACCGCTGACCGCGACTTCGAAGGTATCCGACTTGTACCCGGTGGGGAGCCGGAAGATTCCAGAGTCTGAAAGCACAACGTCAGCGACGAGGGTCTTGTTGGCCCAGAGCTTGAAGTTCAAGAAATAGGAACCGACTGCTTCAAGTGTATACTGTGTACGTACATCGCCGTTGACAAGTGACTCACCGATGGAGTTGTCCACCACCGTGTACACGGAGGTCACCGGATCAGTGTAGCTGATCTGCCCATTGAGTGTGCCAAGCTGTGCCGACAAGCTCCACATTTCGGTGTTGTGCACAACGACAACCGCATTGAAAGCGATGACCGCATCAAGTGCCGCCTGATCCGCAGAGAAGTCCGCGACAACACGAGCCGCACCGAGATTGGTGTACTCCTTGTTGACGAAGACCTTGGACTTCCACTCGGTCGCAAGCAGGGGCTGACCGTCCGCGTCCCACTCATAAAGCTCCCCGCTATCGGCGGTGACATAGTAGAACTTGTTGTAGCGGGCGTCATAATAGGCAGCGTTGAACTTGGTCGGGATCGTGACCATGACGCCACCGATCTGATCATCGCGCTCGAACACCATCGATCCCGTCGCATGGGACATGAAGTACTTGTTGTTGTAGAACTCGGCAACGATAGTCGAAGGATCACAGGCTTCTACCCACGTATCACGGTCGTGGATGGACTTCGTGGCGAGGACAGTACCTGTATCAGATGCGATTAGGGCAATACCACCATAACTTGGGTAGAGTACACCGTAACCCATGTTAACCACGCCACGCTTGGACGTGCAGGGCATCGGAACATCGAACCGGGTAGCTGTCATCACATCGGGCGTGTCACCGTAAATACGGTAGGGGTAGTCGGTCGTTAGAACATAGATCGCGCCGCCAACGGCGGCGACAGCGACAATCTTATGTTCCACCACGATGCGATAACGCAACGGCCAAGACCACGGACGACCGGGATCGGAGAAGCACACCTCGTTCTGCACGAAGCCCACAAGGATGTTGTTGTGGGCCATGACAAGGCCCTGCATGTTTGCATCCGGTGCATCGGCGTAGAGCGTGTCGAGCGTGAAGACCAAGCCGTTGACATTGAAATCGTCGGTAAAAGTGCTGGACTCGTAATAGCGATAAGTCGTTTCACCCGGCTCCGTCACATCCCAGAAGAGTGTACCGGCAGAAGTCGCAGTGTTCGCCTTGTTGGACCCCGCACTGGTATAAGTGATCGTGTACTTATCAACCACGGACGCAACTGTGCCATCCGTGACGTTGAAGCTGGTATCCGGCGTGCCACCAAATGCAGTGCCGGTGATCTTGATCCTGTTCCCAATTGCGAGGTTGTGCGGGTGCTGGAACTTCACCGTGGCAAGATTGGCGGCGCGGGCCGCAAAGGTCAGCGGGTTCGAGAAGTAAATCGTCTTCAGCAGGAAGTACTGCGTGCCCGCTGAGGCACTGACCACGGTGCGATACAGGCGAAAGCCACGGACGAAGTTGTTACCGCTGGGCTTGGCGGTCGGAAGACCGCTGACCGTGATCGTCTGACCCTCGCGTACGTAAACGGCGTCAGATGGTTCACTAGGGATCGACTCTTCACCCCATGGAGTAAGCCATGTGTAGACGTACTTGCGGCTCTGCACCACACCAGCGAGATTAACCTTGCCGGTCGTAACCGTGATCGTGGAAGTCTTGGGACCAGCGGAGGCAATTGTGAACGATGTAGCACTCGGAATAGTAACAACCTCTGCGTTGACTGCATTGAAGTCGTAGAGGCCAACGTAGACATCCGGGGTACCAGTCGTCGCGCCGTTGTTATTCGGGTCCTCGAACGTGAACGTGTTCGTTCCAGTGCTCGTGATGGCGTAGGTGCTGGATTGAACGAGGCCGTTCTGGTTTGTAACCGCCGTGTCGCGCCACGGCTCAAATGTCATGAAAAGCTGCGCACCAGTCTCATAACCGTGGCCGGTCAGGGTTACAGTAACCGTGCTTTGAATGCGAGCGTAAGTACCGGTGCGGTACGTAAGCTGAGAGATATTTACCTTAGAACCAACTTCCAGACCATGTGCGGCAGAGGTCTCAATGGTGGCAACACCGTTGCCGTCACGAGCAACAGTGCTCGTAGTCTTCTCGGTAAAGGCTGTCGCAGATGCAGACGGCTTAGTCGTTGGAAGCGGAAGACCGAGATCGTAACTCCCGCCAGCAACAGGATAAGGACCAGCGCCAACTACGGCGAGACTATAATCGGTTACCTTCGGTACACCGTCTCCGGTGTAGTAGATGCGCTGCTCTTCTTCATCCAGCGTCGTTGGGACAGCGATGTCCACATCCGAAGTCCACGACAGCCACTTGTTGACCGTGGCATCATTCGGGTCGCGCAGCGGATAAATGGTCTGAACACCAGCACCACGGTTGGTGTTACCGACTTCCTTTGGCACGCGGTACGGAATAAGGTCACCCGAATACGGGTTAAGGTTCACAGCCGTCTGGGCAAACTGCGCACCGAGGAGTTCAGGCGACAGCTTCGGAGCAATACCGAGGAAGTTCGTGATCTTGATCCCGGCCATTATCGTTTATCCCTGCACTTCTTGCGGAAGTTATCCCACTCGCCGCCACGGCGAATGCAGTCGTGCATGGCCTTCTCCACCGCTGGCGTGTTTCGCTTTAGTACATACGCACGAACGGAAGGCCAGAACCGCTGCCCAAGGCGAACGCCGAACTCGATCCAGAACGACGGGCGCTGGGCGAACAGGAAAGCTCCTGCGCCCAGCCCAAGAAGAACGACAACCGTCGCTATGGCTTCTTGCCAAGTCACTTCTTGTTGGGAACCGCCCAGACAAGGACAGGCGTAATCAAGCCAACGATGGTAGCAACCGTGTCCTGCGAAACCCAAGACAGGCTGAAGCCGGTGTAGGTCTGGACGATGAACAGCAGACCCATGACGAGCGCCACAAGGGCCTTGTCAATCGACGTAAACATTAACGTCTCCTATGTTAACCGGGGTACTTTGCCCACGGGAGTTGGAAGTGAGGGCCGTCGCGGAACGAAGTCCACGAACCGCCCCATTCGACAGGCACTTTTTCCAGCTTGGCCGCAGCCAAGATCGTCTTCGACATCTGAACGTAGAGCGGCCAATCCCACTTGACGGTCTTACCCATCCTCACCGCAAGATCAACGGCATGAGAGAGCTTGTTGGTCTTGCCCGGAAGGTGCCGGGAACGCAAAGTCCTCGTTGCACCAGCAGCCAACAGTTTCTTCTGCTCCGCAAGCGTACGAAGCGAACAGGTGATGAAGAACGACTGATCCTTGTGCGGCCAGATTGCTGCCGCACGGCGGATAACACGGGCAAGGTCCGGGTGGACCTTCTTGAGATGAGCCTCGTCAGACGGGCTGAGCGTCATCAGCGGCTCTTCCCCTTGACCTTCACGACCATGCCGCCCTTGGCATAGCCCTTACCTTTCATACCCTTCATCTTGGGCTTGCGCTCACCGCGCGTGCCGACGTTGCTTGGAGGATACATCTCCTTATCACCGTACATCATCTTGTTCTTCATCTGCGCAGGGCCTCCTCGATTGAGTCCAGTTTTGCCATGATCGCGCGAGAGGTCTCGCGGATTTCCTTGATCTCACGGTCGTGGGCCAGACGTGCTGTGTCAGTTGCAGTCTGTAGGACTGCAATCGCAGTCTCGTGTTTCTGCTGCTGCCGGTATAGTACCCACACAAACGCAGCAACTGGCATAACAATCCACTGCATGATTGCGTTCAAAACCCTGAGTGTTTGATCGTCAATCATATCAAGCCGCCTACCTCTTTAGAAATATGTAACGCCGATAGACCCGGAGGCCACAAATGCAGTGTTCGGAAATATACCGATCCGATCAAGGGTACCGGATAGAGTGATGGTACCGCCACCGAAGTACGTGAGGGTACCCCCCGAACCAAAGGTGTGGCTGGACGCCCATGTATTACCGCCGAGGTTTGTGATTGTTATCGTACCATAAGCTGGATAGGTCGAGTTGGGGATATTGACGATCATGGACGTAGAGTCAGACGTGGTGTCGCCGTCGCCACCGTTACCGGAGTCCTTCCGAAACCAACTACCAGAAGATTTATACCCGGTCGCCGCCATGCCGCTACTCGTACCAAGGCGAAGCCGCGCTAAGCTTGTAGCGGTAAGACCGTCCACAGATACCATGATAACCTTGGCAGTCGCAGGAATACCAGTGAACGTATTACCAGAAGCCGTGATAGTCTGCGACGCAAGCTGCGATACGATACCCTGCCATGACGGGTTAGCCCCGGCCCCGTTCGTACGTAGAAACTGACCACTAACGCCCGCCGGTAGGCGTGCCCATGTCGATGCGCCGCGATAGAGGATGTCGCCCTGCGCTGCGGAGCCGATGAAGTCGAGAATTTCGGAGAGAGTGGCCTCTTCAACGTCACCTACACCTACGGACTTGCGCCCAAGGATGCGCGACGTGGCCGAGACATTCTGTATCTTGGCATATGTTACGTTATCATCGACAATCTTGGCAGTCGTCACCGTGCCATCAGCAGGAGTGATACTGTCACGGATATCCGCAAGAAGAGCGGCAGTGACGCGCAATTCAATACGATCACTGGAAGAATACGCGCGAGCAGTCGTCCCGTCCTGTCCACGCACCACAGTCAGAGTGTCAGTCGAACGCGCCGTGACCTTTACTACCTCCAATTGGTTAGAGGTGTCGATCAGCGTGACGTAGAAATAGTCGGCACCGCCTGCGGCGGGGAAGCGAGAACCCGTACCTGCTGCCAAGGTGATCGACGTGGCAACATCACTGATGCCAGAAGCAAGAGTGCTGAAGGCGTTGTTTTTCACAAGGACGGCCATGTTTCCCTCTTACTCCAGCGGTCGCATCCGAGCGGTCATCGGGCCGCGAACAACACCAAGGTTGGTCTGGGCACGTTTGAGCGCCGTTTTATATGTGTACTGCTTCGCATGGTAGGCCGCAATACCATAATCCGTCCACGACTTATCGGGGATCGAATGCAGGTGCTGTAATACCCCGTGGATGATCAGATTTTCGCAGTTATTGAAAACAGTCTCGTCCATACCGGTAGATGACAAGGACGGCTTAAGCGCCAGAAACATATCTACCGTGTAGGTCACACCGCTATCCGGTACGGGCGCGACAACAAACATAGTGGGGTCAATCTGACTGACATATTGCGGTTGTGCGCGTTTATCTACGTCAGAAGACGGCCAATCGGGGTACAAATCGTGCAAGTCGTTTTGCGTTACCGGAAGCAACCTATCAGCAAATACACCGTCCTTACTCAGCTTTGCATGGATAACGGCGGTAACCTCCGACCCGGCAGGCATGTCATATGCGTACTCATAAGTACCTGCGGTAAGAGTAACTGCGGGTTGTTTGTACCTCCAAGTAAGTGTCTTCTCGGAGACCTCAATGGCAATGTCGCGCACGAACTGCTCGATAGTCGGACGAGGACACCCCGGCACGTTTGCTGCAAGTTTGTTCTCCAGAGATATGAAGGTGCGCGTAGCCATCAGGGCAGGTCCATCTTGTCCAGACCACCGCTATCGAGATCGGTGAAGAGCCGCGACTTATAGTTGGTATTAAGGCTTCCGGTAAAGCTGTCGAAGAACATCTTGGCGCGACCGTTGGTCACATGCTCGTTATCGATGCTCTCAGCCAAGAACACGGTGCCGTCTACCACGGTGGTGAAGAAGGCGTCGGACAGGAGGTCCACAGTGGTTCCGCTGGCGTAGTCCGGTGGGGCCTTGGCATATTCACCGATGAGAACCTGCGCAGCGGGTGCCTTCGGGTATATGAAGAACTTGTTGGGGTTGCGGGGGTGCCGCATCCAGTTGACGGTCGGGCCAGCGGTGGCGTCCACCCAGCCGGGGTAGGTCTGATCGATGGTCTGCCGATTGGTCTCGCGCACCGCGCTGCCACCCTGCACCCGGAAAATTTCCATGAGGCGGATGGAGTCGGATGGTGCCGATTGAAGAACCTCATCAACCGTACAGGTGATGGTTCCGACGTAAGAAAAGAGGTCCGGGCGGATCAGCGCCATGCGCTTCAGGGTCTGGTTTGCAAACCCCAAGAGAACAGCGTCCGTGAAACGCCGAAGGCTTGCCTCAGAACTTGTATCCTGAAGCAGCTTTCGGGCCTCTGTAATTACGTCGGAGAGGATCATACCTGCGTCTTCCGCGTCAGTTCGTCGTTGAGGTCGGCCATGAAGTCGTCCTGCGGTGGCTCAGGGATTTCTTCCGTGATCAGGCTGACCTTGGCCTTGCGCCCCTTGGCGGCTTTCGGAGCAAACTTCTCCGGGTACGCCTGTTCCTCGGTGACCTCCTCGACGTTCGGATTATCCGCGAGAAACGCATTCCACCCGTAGATCGTGCCCTTTACCTTATGGCGAAGATACTTCTTCATCCTACTTCTTCCCCTTCATCAGGCACTTGCCAGCGGCCTTGCACTTACCGGGCATCTTGCAGTTGGAACAGGGCTTGAACGCAGGTTTCTTTGCCATAATAGACTCCTATCTGTACTTTGCTGTTTTCTTGGCAATATTGTCAGGTTGACGCACGAACTGCTTACCGCTCTTCTTACCCTTGCGCTTGGCGGCTGTCGTCGCCGCGTATTCCGCAGGAGATAATGCCTTAATCGCCGCTTCCGGTAAATATCTTTCTCCCGTCTTGGAGGACGGCTTACCAGACTTGGTGCGCCACTTCTGGGCGGTCCAGTCCTTGAGAGACTTCTGAGGGTCCTTCACGACGTGTAACCCCCGCCAGCAGCCTTGTACTTCTTTGC